TAACTTAACTGCATAACCTGGAATTATATCATTAGATTGAGATAATTGCTGTATTGTTACATCACTACAGTAGTCTCTTTTGTACATTGCTTTATAATGATCACCTGTACTATCAATAATCATTTCTTGCCACATATCAAAATACTTTTTAATGTAATAGTCATTCGTTAATAAGAATGACATACTTACTTCATCAGTCATCATTGAATATGGCTTCTTTGACATATTATGATCATGTGTAGCTTCTGTTGTAGTTATACGTTTACCTGGAATTGAACATGTTTGACATAACAAAAACATATCTATCGGGTTACGAATAAAATCTCCTAAATGAACACCATCACCAGATATCATATTATTTAATAATGTTGCTGGGTCAAATCTCATTAAAGAATTCATAGATTTTGAAGGATGAGGAATATATACACAGAATCTATTTCCACGCGCTATACCACCATGAGTGTTGACTGCAGATTTCATTGAGTCTATGTTTACTGGTTTTCCCATTAGTATTGTTTCCTTGAATCAGCCCAAACTGTTTGCACACCAGCTTTCTTAAATGAGGCTGTTTGTAAAAATATTGCAATATTCCATTCTTCAGCAGATACTTTCATAATTTTTGAATTCACATTTTTTGTAAGATAATGTTTGAAGCATGGTTTAAAGTATTTATAGTTCTTTGTTGCTTTTAATAAGTTATATGTAATTCTAAACTTAGTCGACTTATTAAATTTTTTATTAGATGCTATAGCGCCTAATTTATCTAAGAAGATCGCACGAACTTTTGGCGGTAAATAATGTAAATTAATACCATAGAATCCATCTTTTGCTGCACCTACAACAATAGTCAAAGGAAATGTATCATAGTAAGGCAATGTTTGTTTAAGCTTAGGATCATATGTGTACATCACCATATCACCTGAACTAGCCTCAGTTGCTTCTAATCTATCATCATTAAGAACAGACTTACCTAACGGCCCAAGCTCTTTAGCTTTCTTTTGAAACCAAGTTGATGCTTCTTTTGATCTTGCTACTAAACCTTTACGAAATGCTTCCGATTCTAATTTGTCAAATAAACTGGCCATTAAATTTCCTTTTTAATCATAACTATATTTATATCCGTTTCTTAAGTGTTTTCCATATTCTTTTACCGGTCTTTGTTTTACTTACTTTAAATTTCATAGACATTGTTTTAATTCCCATAGCTTCTAATTCATTCTCAGTCCATATCTGAAACTCATAACCTCTGTCATCTGCATACCTCTTAGCATACTTCCACTTAGATGTATTCTTCATATAAGTTAATGCTTCATTAAGCTTTTTACGTTTAGGTGGTTGTGTTTGCGCATGTGGTTTAATTTCAACCAAGATGGTACGACCTGTATTCGTTCGTATAGTAAGATCAACAAAGTATCTATGTGGCTTACGATCAGTTGAACATATATATGGTATGACAGTTTCTTCAGACTGCCACCACTTAACCCATGTTGCTTTATCCATATATCTAAACGTATTGCGTTCCCATAATGACCTATAATGTATCATATCAATATTACCATTATATTTTTCAGTGTGTTTTGGTCGCCAAGAGCCAGAATATGTCTTTTTCATATAACTATTTATACAAATTCGTATAAATAACTATTATACAAATAAAGGACTTATTATGGCAGATAGCAATCAAGGCGGTTTAGCTCCAGGACCACACCGCGCCGATGATACCAGAGTAAACAATGATTATCTATGGGAACATTGGAAATACCCAGAAACTGTAGGTAATGATACTGGCGTTGACGATATAAATTTTAATAGTAATTCAACCAGTGAATACGCAAAGAATAGGATGTCTAATACATCACCAATGACACATGAGCCATTTATGTTATTTGAGTTTATGAGAGTTGATAACGATAATTACGGTGAAAAAACATCTCAATTTGTTTCATCAGGCGCTGATGCGCTTTGGAATGGAACCTACAAAAATGGCGGAAAAAATGTTGTACAAGCTGCTAAAACTGGGTTTACACGTGGACAAGATATGGCCAGCGATGCCGGAGCATGGCTAGCCACTGAAGCTGAAGGTTCTGATACGCAAGATGCTATTGATAATGCATCATTTGGTAATAGCGCACTTGGTAAAGGTGCTGAAGGTGTATTTAACAAAGTAAAAGAATGGGCTCAAAGTATTGGTACTCTTGTAAAAAGAAAATATATGGGTTCAATTTGTTTATATATGCCAACTGGTATAGAAATAAATGATCAAATGATTTATAATGATGATTCAAGAAAAATGGGAGCATTTGCAGAGACTTTATTCTCAGATAATTATAAAGACATATTTAATCCAACAACATTAACAAGTCCAGAAGCACTAACTGCTGCTGGTTTTATAGGTGGGCAAGCATTTGGTGGTAGTGGTGTTATGTCAGCTCTTTTAGGTGCTGGGCTTGGCACAATAGTTAGTACAGAAATTCAAAGAGGTAGTGGTAAAGTTGCTAATCCAAATGAAATTGTAATGTATAGTTCAACTGCATTAAGAACATTTTCATTTGCTTGGACTATATTACCAGATTCTGCAAAGGAATCACAACAAGCAACAGGCCTTATTAAAATGTTTAGAAAAGCTGCACATGCAACTAAAAATAATAATCTACTTATAACAGTGCCTGATCATGTCATTGTATCGTTTCATGGTGCAGGTGTAAAAGGTGTAGAAATGATTCAATTACCTCCATGTGTTATTGAATCTGTTAATGTTTCATATAATCCAAATAACACTTCATTTTTTAAAGAAAATAATTCACCTGTTGAAATTGGGTTAGCAGTAACACTTAAAGAAATGGTTCCATTATATTCAGATGACATAGACAAAGGATATTAATTATGTACTTTAAATCAATACAAAATGTAGCAATAGATGTAGATGGATCTGGTATTTTAGATAGATTAAAAAATCTAACTGCAAAAGCAAATATTTCAAATTCATTAGTTAATAATGCTGGTTATTATCAGACCGTAAAAATTATAGATGGTGAAAGACCAGATCATTTAAGTCAACGGTTATATGGCACATCAATATATCATTGGACATTCTTATTACTTAATCCACAGATAAAAAACATATGGGATGATTGGCCTATGAAGCATGGTCAATTAGTACAGTATTGCACAAATAAATATCAATACCTTGCTGCTGATACTGATACTGACTTAAATGAAAAATTTATTTTAGGTGAAACAGTTAAAGGTTCTGTATCATCTGCACTAGGTATTGTTAAAGAGATCCATGTTAATATGGGTTATATTGTAATAGAAAAAACATCAGGCACATTTACTATAACCGGTGAAACTATTCAAGGTATTACTTCTACAGATTCAGCGGATGCTAATTTTATTAAGTCACAAGCTTACGCACCTCACCATCATGTTGATGCTTCTAGTAACTGGGTAAAGCGCGCTGCTTCTGGTACAACTCCATTTACTTACATCGATTATGAGTCTGCTGTAACTGAACAAAACAGAAATATTAAGGTCATTAAACCTGAAAATATAAGTGAAGTAGCTCGCCAATTTGCTAGCGCAATGAATGTCTAATGTATAACATACAAAATTTTAAGGTCTATATAGATAATACTGATATAAGCGCTATGGTCGTAGGTATGACTATATATGAAAGTATTCATGGCAATATTAAAGCTACTTTAAATGTAGATGATAAAGTTAATTTCTTTGATGTGTTTTTTAGAGGCATAACATTAAATATAGTTAAATTAAGTTATACCTATTTTGATGTACCAACAGAAATAATTTTATATGCTGATGGTATTACTGATCAAAAAATAACTAAACAAGGAAAAACATATATTATTAAAGCAGTTTCTGTAAATAATTTTAATGAAGCTACCGCTAGAATTTGTAATGCATATAATGGAACATCAGCTGATATACTTACTGATATATGGGGAGAAACTCATGCTGAGAAGAATATATTAATGATTGATTCTGATGTTACTTCAAATGGAAAATATGTTGTACCTAATATTTCTGCTAGACAAGCTATGAATGATATAGTAAATACCGCATATTGCAAAATGAATACTCCAATGTTTTTATATCAAAGACTAGCCGATAATGGAATAACAAGATTTACATCAATAGATACTATGCTAGAAACTAATTATTTGACTACTAACGGAAAGCCTTTCACAATACATTCTCAGGAAATAACTCAAGGTAGTGCTGAAGCCCCATTACGTACTGTAGGATCTAGTTCTAAATTTACTTTAACTGATTACAATATGGATTTTATAAAAAAAGTCTCAGAAGGTATGTGGGGAAAATCAATATTAGAAGTATCATTAGATGAAACTACAGAAACAGTAATTAAACCTGCAGAAGTAACTAATATTCCAATAACAAAATTCAGCCGCAGTAAAGATTTATTTGATGAAAAATCATTAATGTCAGGATATTCAGCAACGTCATCAGAACTTATAAGAAATATGAAATTTAGATTATTTAATACAGTATTAACTGCCAATGATGTTATAGCTATTCCAGGTGTAGGTTGCGGAATGCTTATTAATGTTGAACAGGGCGGTGGTCAAATGTCAGGAACAAAATCCGATGGTCTTTATATAATTTCTTATGTAAGCCACAATTATAGAATGGAAGATGGCAGTATGGAATATTCACAAAATATAGGCTTAGTAAGGGAAGGTAACATATAATGTATTATTTTGGTATAGTAGAAGATATAAATGATCCTTTAAAACTTGGTAGAGTTAAAGTTCGAGTGCATGATATACATACACTTAGTTCAGGCGGCAGTAAATATAATATAGATACTGTTGATCTTGGGTGGTCAAATGTTGTATTACCAACAACTACACCGGGAATAAATGGTAAAGGTCATTCAGTAAATTTAAACGCAAGAGTCTTATGGAAAGAAGGCGATGTGTTACCAGATGGTAAAGCTATTGGTGATGAAAGAGTAACTGGTTCATTAGTTTGTGGTATATTTTTAGACCGTACTTTACAAGAGTTTATGGTCATAGGATCTCTTCCTACTAAAAGTCATGGCCAAGAAGATAATAATTTAAGAGTTAGAGGTGAAGCTAATCCACACGTTGGAGAGCCTATTGGTGTATATCAACCAAAGAATGTATATAACCCAATATTTCCAAACAATAATGTATATGAAACAGAAAGTGGCCACGTAAAAGAATATGACGATACGGAAGGATACGAACGTATAACAGAAAGACATAGGAGTGGCACTCAATATTGTATAGATCCAAATGGTTCAAAGAATGAAACAATTGTAAGAGACAATTATAGATTAGTTGTAGGTCAAGATACACTTGAGGTTACTGGTAATGTTAAAATTATTGTAAGTGGTAATGTTGATTTGGCTGTAGCTAAAGATCTTAATGCTCATGTCGGTGGTAACATGAATACGACTGTTGACGGCAATGCAGACTTACTTGTTAAGGGTGACATTGATGGCGAGGTAAGGGGTAATATTGATATTGACGTAGGGAGCAGCGATCCAGAACATGTTATATACAATGATGAAGGTATTGCTGTACACCATGTAAAATTAGGTGGCTATACAAGAAATAACGCTATTGAGCAATGGTTCCCTAAAGTAAAGACAGACACATTCACCTTGACACATAAAAATATGAGGAAAGTTAAAGAGATGTCAGCTACGGCACAAGCACCATATGCAGCTGCATTAGCTACCTTCGCTGACTATGATCCTAGCAAAGTAAAATTAGTTAATGGCTCTTGGACATATCCAGACAAACCATCATACCCAGCTTCATTCGGTAATATTGAATTACATACCGAAGGTGGTTTAAATGCTATCATTGGTGGTGAAGCTGATATGACAATATTCCAAAATGCTAAATTAGATATTAGAAAAAATGCAGACATTGACATTGGTGGCAATGTTGATATGGATGTGGTAGGTAATATTGTTATAGATGCTACAGGTGATGAGAGCATTATTGATATAAATTCCACAGGTGATTCAAGTCAAATTGATGTAAATTCGGCAGGCACTCTTAAATTATTCTCAACTGGTACAACAGATATAGAGAGCACAGCTGACATGACATTAAAGTCAACTAATATAAAATTAGATGGTAATGTTGTTGTAACTGGTACAACTCACACAAGTACATCACAACAGCTTGATGGACATAATCATACTATTACTGGTGGATCAAGTGCTGGAAATACTGGCAATCTTAGTTAACAACGGGTATAAATAAGCTATATGGCAACAATTGCAAGACAAGAAACATACAAAGATTTAGATTTTACTTTCAAGCAAAATCCTAATACAAATGACGTTGGAATAAAGAAGGATAACGCTTCAGTAAAACAAAGTGTATTAAATATACTTCGTACAAATCATGGTGAGCGTCCATTTAATTATTTCTTTGGTGCAAACCTTAGAGCATATTTATTTGAGAACATGTCACACATAACAGCAGCGAGTATGTCTACTGCTATTAATACAGCTTTAAATAATTTTGAACCAAGAATAGAAATACTCAATACAAATATCCAAGCAAAAGCATCAGAGAATGATGTAATTATAACAGTAACCGGTCGAGTTAAATCAAGTAATCAAATAATTGATATAGCCACCACAATAGAGAGATTACGATAATGGCAATTGAACGTAGAATTAACTCAAGTGAATTAGACTTTGATCAAATAAAAGCAAATCTAGTTGCATACATGAAGGCAACTGATACTACCTTCAATGACTACAACTATGAAGGCTCAGCAATGAGTACCATTATTGATGTATTAAGTTATATAACACATGTAAATTCAATGAATGCAAACTTTGCTTTGAATGAAACATTCCTTGACACAGCTCAGCTACGAGCTTCTGTTGTATCACACGCCAAACTATTAGGATATACGCCAAGATCAATTTCACCTTCTATTGCCGTTATAAATGTTAAAATGAATTATAACGCAGGTGATACACCGTTATTTAATCATGATGGAAGTAATAATCCACTTCCGTTAAGTATGCCAAGAGGTACAAAATTTCAAACATCAAT